TCGAATCCTTCACGACCCACCAAAATTCTAAAAGTGGCTGTTAAGTGGCTGTTTTAATCCCCTAATTATCCGTTCTAAATTTTGTTCCGGTGGCTTTATTGCCACTGCTTAACTGTAAAGCAAAATCAACAAAACGCGCCACGTAAAATTAAAAATACCCTTTAAAATCAATTAATTTCTTTCAAAATCTGTTATCTAAGATCTTTTTTCGAGTGAAAAACACTGAAAAAACGTGAAATTTTTACAGTTAAGATCTTTTAGAGATCTCTTTTACGGCAAGGCTTGGCCTTTGTAATTTAACTGAAAAAATGTGAATTTTTATTGCAAAATCGGCGGGAGGGGAAGTGGATTTTACGTGACGTGCTTTTTTACGTGAAAAATTTACGTGGAATGCAAATTAACCGCACTTTGTGCGATTACTATCTATTAATCAGTAACTTATATTTTACGTGAGCAATAAAAAAACCCTAGGCATTGCCTAGGGTCATTATTTATTAATAGATTTGTTACTGTCTTTCGTGCTGATAATATCCAAGCCAAAACGCGCCCTGAGCTTCGAACGGCATCTTATCTACTGGATCTTTCAAGTTGCCCGGTATCTCGTCTATGATTTGCATCACCTCTTTTTGATTAGCCTTAATCAAGTCTCCGCGTTGATTTATCAAGCCGATCCCTTTGGTCGGGAATCTAATAATCATATTTTGAACATTTTCCGGAACATCAACACCGTAAACGCACCGGACCAATTTTCCGACTGAGTACATTATTTTTTTATAATCCATTTTATTCACCTTTTGCCCAAAAGACCCTAACCGCATCTAAAACGGCGTATTGCTCCGCTTGCGTCATGTCTGCCAACCGCTCAACAAGCGGAATGCAGTTATCCGGTAAATCACGCGGCAGTGTTGCTCCGTAGTTATCTAATAAATCTTTAGCCAAATTCAACGGCAACACACGACGCGTTAAATCGCTTCCGGCATAAATGTTATACACTTCCGCCCATTCTTCGGCGGAAAGTGTCGGGGTTGCGGATTGCGCCAAATGCGCCAACATTTCAAACGCCGCATTGACATTCGCCGAATAGTTCGCCGTTTCCCCTTGCGCTGTTCTTTCGGCTACAAAATTTTCTGAAAACTCGTTAAAATAGATTGATTTTCTTGCCATTTTTAAACCTCAACTTTTCTATAATGTTTCCATGATTTCCATCTAAACGCGTTAGTTTTATCTTTTAAAACACTACTAACTCGGATTTTATTTTTTGCCAATTTAAGTAAATTAAAATACTTATATTCTTTTACTCTGATTCCATTAATAAAATATAATGCCTGCCCTTTTTTATTATATGTTTCTAACAATTCGTAAATCATTTCCTTTCCCTCTTATTTGGTTGCCCGCCTTTCGGCGGGCTTGTTAAGCATTAGGCATTCAAAACACGTTGAGCATAAACATTTCTTACGTTTCCGCGACCGCTCCAACTATGGCCCACATACTTAACATCATTTGCGGTTACATTATAAGTTTTTACTAATGCTCTTCCGCGTGCATAAGTAACATTAATTGTTAATTCTTCATTTTGGTTTAAGGTTTTTTGGATTTTTTCGATCATTTGTTGAGCGTTCATTTTGTTTTTCCTTTTCTGCGCCTTCCCGTTCCGGGTGGCTTCTTGATAAGTTAATTTTTTGTTTATAGCATTTCGTTTTGCTATGTGCTCATATTATTACTATGGTGTATCATAGTCAAGCTATTTTGTGTCATATTTTTATATTTTTGTAATTTATTTTAAATTCTGTGATCTACATCACAAAAAAAAGACCGCACTTATGCGGCCTTTTCCTCTTATTCAATAATCGGCGTCAATTTCGCTTTAATCTGTGCGGCTTTACTCCCTTGACCGGAGAAAATGCCTCGTTGATCCGGCGGTGGGCCGCCGTGAGTATGGCTAGCTAATGTATTAGCCACCTCCCCCAAAAGCTGAATTGTATCTTCGAGCAATCTAAAAATATTCTGCCCTCCTGATCCCATATAACTTAACGGGGCGACAAATTTATTTTTTTCATCCGATACCCTTTGCGCTAATCCGTTGATTTTTTCAACTAACGAACCGGCAACACCCGCGCTTTTATTGCTCGCCGTTACCTCCTCGATATTTCCCAGCACGTGAACCGACTTATTCCCTCCCACGGTCTCCACGCTGTCGGAATCTATCGTTTTTTGCGACGTGCCGATCTGCTTAGTTTCTGTGTCGGTTTCGATCACGCGCTCGAACGATTTATCAGTAATGCGCTGATCTGTCTCGCGGGTCTTATTTCCCGCCGCGTCTGTGCGCTCGTACACTTCGGGGCGTTGCTGTTTTAACTGCTCGCCTACGCCAACGGCTGGAACTGTTTTGCCCTGCGCTAACATGGTGCGCACAAAAGGCTTATCTGATCGCCCATAAGCAAACCCAACTTCGACTATCGTGCCCTCTTCCGGAAATGCAAAATCTCCACCCTGTGAACCTGTGCTTGTTACCGGCAGCGGTACGGCGGGATAAACCGGCACAGTTTTATCCTCGTTGCCGTTTTCATCCAGTAACTGTAATTCAACTGCATATTTCGGGCGGAACGGGTCTGAAATATCGCCGCCGCCCGACGGGTCAGCCACACCGACAACTTTCGCATATTTCGGTAAGTGATAACCGCCCGCCAGTTCCGGGAACGTCTTTTCGATTTGTCGCCGTTCTGGGCTTTTCTGTATTGGCTGCCCGTTTTTGTCTAAGTCGTCCCATTCCAAAGTATAATTATCGCCCGCAAGGGTGACGCGCTTAATTTTTTTTCCGTTGATCACTGCGCCAGGGCGAATTGCTGCCGTAATTGGCAGCGTCATATCATTAGATCCACTACTTAACGCCAAGCCGCTATCTAACTGCACATCTTTACCGAACCAGCGCGAATCATCATGCGATCCGATAAATAATGACCCATCGGCGGATTGTTGCCACATATAATTTTTTATTTCGTACTGGCGGCCAATGTTGGTCAACAACTGATAGCCCGATCCGTTATGCGTAAAAAGCGGAATCGGGTTATCCGCATAATCCGCTTTAGGCACTTTAACAATAATTCCTGTTTGTTGCGTAATCCATGCGGCCAAGTCGCGCAATGTAACATGACGGTGTGAGCAACTTAGCGGCCGTTCAAAAATCGCCACCCGTTCGCGAATGAATAATTTTTTATACCCGTCGGCGGCGTCTTGCTCACGCTCCACAAACCCATTAAACCACTTGTAATAGTGGTCATATTCACCCATTTCAAAGACCGCACTTTTTCCCACGCATTTTTCATTTGTGCGAACTGTCACAAAGCCGCGTCCCGTGTTGTTAAGTTCTAGAATAATATTCTCGCTAGCCAACTCCAATTCTTGACCGCCAATAATACAGGTTTTAATAATTTTCATTATGCGCCCAACCAGTCATCTAACTTTTTGGAAAATGAATCATCTTTCTTTTCTCCTCCCTCAACACCTTCATTTTGCGCGGTTGTCTGCGGCTGAGAAGATTGCGCCTCCGGTGCTTTTTCCCCTTGTGTTTTTACCTGTGGTTTTTTCTTGCGCTCCTCTTTTTTTTCGGCGACCGAATTAACCTCGCGTAACGTAAAAGACACCTGCCAAGCTAGGCGGTTTTCCATCTCCTGCGCGCTCACCGAATCGGCAAACTGCACTTCTCGCATATTCACGGCCTCGGCTGTGACAGATGAAACACGATATTTTTCTTGCTCCCCCTTTCCGGTTTCTGCCTCGGCAAGTTTAAAAATTGTGGTTAACCACTCCTTGCGATCGTAAGGTATGATCCCGCTAACTTGTAATTCTTTTGCTTTTACGCCTTTTTCGGTGTTTTTTGTGCTTGATTTACTGCCGCTCATATCTTTCTGTTCGCGTTTTACACTCACAGACGACATTAAGTTATACATATAAATCGGCGTTCCGTTTAATGCTAATTGCACGCTAGGGTTATTTTTATTTTCCTGCGTTTTTTCGCGTTGTTCCTGCTCGCGTTGCGCTTGCATATCTTTATCAAACTGCTTTTCAACTTGGCTTTTTTCAGACATTTAACATCCCCTTAATCGCCGATAAATCACTACCCACATACATTAAACACGCGGTAAATACATTTTCTGCCGACGGCACATTAATTCGCATTTTAGCTTCTGCAATTTCCAACAAATCATTAGCTATAAACGCCCAAACGCGCACTTCTGCTTTTAACAATTCTTCCACTCTTTTTTTATTTTGTTGTTCTCGCTCCGCTTTCATTTTTAATAGATTTTTGATTACTGCCGACGGGTCACCCGTCTTGATCGCGTTAGCCCCTGCGACGGCATTGCGTAGTATGCTTTGCATGATGCGATTGGATCCCGGTGTAATATCTGCCGCATTGCAAAAGGCGGGGTTTGCGATTGTCGGCGTTTTTGTCATTTTGGTTTGTTGTAAATCCTTGCTAGATTTTGCGTAATCGTACGCCTGCTTAAAACAAGGTTCAGGCAGCAACACACGGGCTTTTTCCAAAGCCTCTATGAATTGCTCAATATTGCCGCTTGTTATCATGATCGCAACCACCTCTTGCCGCCCTTGCGGTCGATTTGGATCGCTATAATCAATCAATTTAGCGGCCAATGCTTTTATGGCATTTTCCGGCGACAAGTAACGGTTTGATTTTTCATCGATGCCGTGCGTCCAGTTGTGCACGCCTATTTTTGTCCCGCTTGCCGACAAAGAAAAAGGGGAAATAATCCCCCTTTGTGCGTCTTCAAGTGTTTTTTTGGCTTGCGGGGATAGTTTTAATAATTGTTTTTTCCACATAGCCGCCCCAATTAAATTTGCTGAAATTCCTGCGGGTATTGTCTGCGCGTTACTTCGCTTTCATACGCCGTTTTGCAATGATTGCGGTCAAAAAACAAGCCGTTAATCATGCGATATAACACACGCCAACGCTTGCGCGGTTTTGGTGCTAACATGGCGCCGCGATAAGTTCTGCTAGATAGTGTTTCATCCGCCGCGCCGCCAATTAGCGCGTTAAATAGCTGATCGATTGCCACAATGACATGATAACCCCATAATTTTAATTTGCTTTTTGTAATTGCCATTTTTCAACCTCGTTTTTTATTGCGTCTAATTCCGCTTGTTCTGTCGCCGCATTAATGCGGTCTTCTATTTTTTGTCTTATGCCAATAATTCCGCCGATTGTGTCGGCTAAAATATTCGCTTTTTCGATCACCTTTTCGACCAACACTTCAAATGGCACGCCGCGCAATTCCGCGATTTTTTTTAGCATTGGTGTTTCTGCTTTGTTGTCCGCCTGCCATGCCAAGGCTTCTTTTTCTTGCCGATAAAAACTGTCTATTTCGGTTTGAGGGTAGCCGACTAATAAGCCCGCCTTTAATGCGTCTGTTTTGTCGGCTAATTGCAAGATCAATTCTTCTTTTTCTTTGGCTAAAATTTCGGTTTGTTTTGCCTTGTCAATTGCCCACGCCTTGCCGTCCCACTCGTAAAACTCATTTTCCGGCGCGTCAACCAAAACCATTTTTCCGCCTTTTTCAACAAGGCGTTTTGCATTTAAATCAACGTCTTCGGAAACATCAATTTCATGATATGCCGTTTTGTCTTCCGGCTCTGGGTAAATCACATACTCTTTGGTATTTTCTTTCAAAAAATAAACTTTCATTTTTAGCCGCCTAATAAAATAATTTTTCTGATTTCCAGCCCGCGATCAATTCTTAACGTCGTTCCGTTGCGGTAAATTTTTATAATGTGTGAGTGGTCTTTATCCGCATTTTCGCCGCCGTATTCGGTGAATCCTATATACGTCTCATTACAATGTGCGATAGATACGGTATTCCACACTAGCCGATCACGATACTTAAACAAAAACAACAATAAGCCTTTATCTACGCCTATATTTAGCGTTAGCCCTTGCGTGGTTGAGCCTTGCCAAATTAATTTTTCATTTCGTATATCGTCGAGCAGGGCAACTGTTCCGGTTTTTCTTGGGAAAAACACACTATTAGTTATAGTATTTTTTTCATTTACACCTGTTATTCTTGCAAAATCTTCATTTCCGCTTGGTGTAATCTCCCATCTGACACTCTGCCCTTTTGTGTTATACGTTTGCAATGATGACCAGTCGCCACTTCTTATCTGTAGGTTTCCTGTCATCTCTACACTTCCGTCTTTATTGAGGATGGTGTCTAGTCTGTTATAGATTTCGTGGAAATGATATTTAGGTTTTCCATTTTCATACACAACAAAATTCCCGTCGGCTTGCGTTGCGTATGTAAAATTACCTACAACTCGCGCAATGACTTCTTCCGCGAAAGCAATTGTCCCTGATCGTTTAGGTAGTAGCGCGTAAGCGTATTCCTGATTTCCGTCGGCGGATCTATAACTTAATTTAACGCAATGTCTTTCGGCGTCCGGTAAACTCTCAAATCTAAGTTCGCGCCCCGCTTTGTTGTATAACTTGATTTGCGCCCAATCCGTGCCATTTTTAATCGCTAGATTGCCGCTCATTGTGTCACCGCTTTTAGACACTCGTTCGTTTGCGTTATCGTTAGCCGTTTTCACCGCTGCACTGGTTGCCACGGTGTCCGAACTGTTGCTATTGATCGCATTTGACTTTTTACTATTCGGTATGTAATTAGTTAGATTACGCGTGATTGCATCGATAAAGGCTTTCAGGGTTTTGATTGCCTTTGGCGTGGCGGCTAAGTCCTCCGCGTCGGAATCATAACCGGAATAAAGTTTGGTTAAACCACGTTTAATCAGGCTCGCCAACGGTAAACGGTGCGTATGCCCGCGCTTGTCGGCTTTGTTCGGCGTGGTGTCGTCCAAGTCTAGCGGAGTAATACCTAACAATGGCGACAATAAGCGGCGATCTGTTACAACGCCATTACTATCAATATCCGCCAAAATTTGCACATAATGCGGGCGGTTTGTTGTGTCTGTGTAATCTGCCTTACTAACCTTTAAAAACTTGATTTCGGTTTCATATGCGCCCGTTACGGTGCAATGGTGCACAACATCCAAATAAATTGAGCATGGCAAACTTGCGGCATTAATGTTTTCAAGTGCGGTCATATTAGCGCGCACACCCTCAACATAAGCCACACCAGGTTCGATGGTGTAATCATTGCCGTTTTTGCGCTTAACCAAAAAACTATCATCAAAAAATACGGCGCGGCCGTATAAATCGCGGTTAGTCAATCGGATCTTTTCATCAATGCCATGCAAGCGCACAGTAAAATCAATCTGCCACGTCTGCGCGGAAACATTGATATTTGTTAAGGCTTTAGCGCCCTTAAACTCTAATAACACGTTACGCGTGATGCTATTGCCCTGCACGTTGTTTTTATTTCGTGTTTTTTTCGTCGGGTTAGTCTGCACGGCAACGGCAAGCATATTTTTAGACTTGTTCACAAGGCCGATAAAGTTAAAATCAAAATCCCCAATTTCGGTTCCTATAGTAACGGAATACACCACGGCGTTTTCGTTTATTACGCCGCTTTGTGATACTGCTTGACGGTGTACTATTTGCGACGCCTGCGGCATAGTTAGGTAATTTTGTAAATTGTCAGCGGTTAAGCCTGAGATATTGGCAAAAATAAATTCGTCAAAAATCACCGTACCTTTATTGATTGTTTGCTGCGCGATATATTGCTCAAATTGCGGAGTAATTAAACTGGCCATAAAACACCCTTTTCTTATTGTTATGTGTTCACTTTGATAAAAAAACTTTGGTAATCGTGATTAAACTCGCCATGATGAATAGTAACTTCTTCTTGTGTGATCACTTCGAACGTATAGCGGCGGCAAGTGCGGCCGTATTTGCGAATGATTAAATTCAGTAGGTCGATATTTTTCGCTAATTGCGAATCGCTTAATCGAATTTTAATTACATCCCAATTATCCAAATCGAAACGTTCTTCGATCTCGACATAACCAATGCCTAACCGCTTAAAAATACGAATAAATCCCGCCTTGCTCCCTGCGTCCTTGGCGTTTACAAACGCATATTTCACGCGCTTGCGGAAAAGCTCTATCGGCTCATTTTCAAAGCGTGCGACGTCCCTTTGGTAAGCGATAAAATTTAAAATTCTCTCACTACATTTTTCCTCGTCCAAAATTTCAAACGGAAATTTGACCGCACTTTGTACGTAATCCCACCACTTACCAAATAGCACGGCGATTTTGTTTAGTTCGCCTTTATCCATCCAAAACGGCAATTTAATCATCATTTTTGTACGCTCACCGTTAGGCGCGAAATGCGCGGAATAGATAGATCGCTTTGAATGTCCGTCTGCCCCCAAATAATGGAATCGATCTCATTGAATCTGTCGTGGATTTCTTCGCCCAATTTTGACCAAGAAAAACGGCTAAACGGATAGGTTTTCGTCACGGTGTAATTGTTGTTCTCACGAAATGCGCAACGAATCATATTTTCCACGGCTTTTACAATTTCTTCTTTTCGTGTGTCGCCGATAGCTTGTGACGGGCGGAAATACACGCCACACGTGATCACGTGTTGCGTTTCCGGCATAGCGAAGCAGATCAAATCATCCCCGTGCCCGTGGTTGCCCTCGGTTTGTACATAATGATTCACTTTGTCGATAAATGGCTGACTGGTCACGCCCGTATCAAGCAATAAATACGCGTTAGCCGTACCCGCACCACGTGGCGCGTCATGTTTAAAATAAATGCGGTCAACGGATAAGCCCGCCACTTTAGAGATCATACCGCGATAAACACTGTCGATGTGGTGTTGGCCAACGCTCGAAAATTGAGTTCGATAACGTTCGCGCAATTCCTCGTTAGTTTCTCGGTCTGAACCCGGTGCGGTCAACCAATCGTCTTTATTTTCGACGCTTTTAATACCCGCGATAGTTTCCGGCAAAATGCGGTAATAGCCCGCCGCCAAGTTGTAATCTGCCCCCGCGTTTTCTGCGATAACCGGCACAGGCGCGGAAAGCGCCCCTTTTGGAATTGTGGTGTCTTGCGTCACAATTAGGCGGAAAATTACGTCGTTAATGCGTTCGGTTTGTACAATCGTTCCGGCTTTAACGGTTAATTCTGTCAACGCGCTCTCTTTTGTAAAATGGATCACGCCCTCGGCTTTGGTTGCTTGTTTAAAATCAAGCCCAATCGCCCACGCGTGGATCTGTAACCATTTTTCTTTTGCGGTTTTAACAAATAGATTTGGTAAGATTTCGGCGATTAAATGATCGGTAAGCCATTTCACGGGCTTAACCGCAATTGCGGTAATCAACCGCCAAAACGGCGACATTTTCGACGTATTAGTAATAATGTTTTCTTGTGCGGTCAGCTCGTCAAATTTTTGTCGAATTTGCCCCTCTTCCACTGGTAAACCCGATTCCGCTAGCATTTGTTTAAAATCTTCACTCATTTAAATTGATCCCTATATTGTCAATTTTTCCAAAATCGTAAGTTTCCGCCGTCAAACGCAAACGCCCCAAAGTTTCTTCTTCGATAAAAATTGTGCCGGGTATTAATCTTTCGTCTTCTTCCACAAGTAGCACAATTTGCAAAATAATATCGCGGCGCAAAATGCGGCTGCGTTCGGCGATTAATAACGTCGCTAATCCGCTTTCTAATATCGCGTGTTTTACATCCTGCGCGATCGACACGCGGTTATTACAAATAATCGGCTGATTACCGCTATCTAGCGTCAAATCCTCGCCGTTTATCCATAGATCCAAGTAAAGTTTATCAGTCATTTATCATCCCGCCGCTAATTGCTGTTTGTCTCGCAAATACTGTTCAAATTGTTGAGGGTCGTTTGCGTTGATCGTGATTCCGCCGTAAATTTTTAATGATTTATCGGTTGTTTGATTTTGCGCGATGGTTTTGCTGATTGTGCCAGGCTGCATTTGCGTTAATTGTGGTTGCGCTGCGCTCGGCAATGTTAAGATTTTGCCGTTTTGTGGTTGTGCTGTTGCGCCACTGGCTAAATTCGGCATAGCTAACGCCGCGCCCGCCATTCCGGTAATGCCTTGCATTCCGTTTAAACTGCCCGCCGTGGCGCTCGGGTCTTCCCATTTTGGGATTAGGGGTATATTGATACCCGGCAAGGTGTTAGCTTTGGCAATAATAAAATTTAGGACCTCAGTAAATGCGTTGACAATATTTCTAAAGGCATTCAAAAAGACGTTTTTTAGCCCTGTCGCAATGTTTAAAAAGCTCTCTAGCGGCTTGTTGCTATCCCATAGCGTAATAATTGTCGTCCAACCCTGAATAATGGCGTCGGCCACAATGCCGAACACCTCGGCCATAAAATTAAACCCGACGGCGACCAACTCGATCGCGTCGATCACGGTTTGAAACACCACGCCCAAGGCATAGCCAAGATCAACGCCGAATTGCTGAAACCCATAGGCGGAATCGGCGGCGCCAAAGAATAATGATATTACTCTCCCGATAGCGGCGCCTACTTTTTGAATCGCACTCCAAACAAGACTAAAGGCGTTAAATAGTGGGTCAAACGACACGCCCACGGCTTTAAACCCTGCGATAAACCCACCAATAAAGGCGGCAAATTGATCTCGGAATTTATAAATCAACCCCCCAAGCCCTACAATCAACGCAATCACTGCACCGATCGGGCCAAATATGGCACTAAACGCCACGCCGATCGCGGCAACTATGCCGCTCATTAAAGTAAGTGCGGCGGTTAATCCGGTAAACCCAAGCAACGCACCAACAACATAACCAATCCAACGGGCTATATTTTTATAAGTGCGGAGCCAGTTAGTAAATTCCTGTCCCATATCGGCAATGCGGTTCATGATCGGTTCAAGTTTTTTTAAGATCTGCGTGCCAATGGCTATCTGGATATTTTTAAAAATAGCCTGAAAACGCATCCATGAATCTGTCACGGTTTTGCTGATCGCCATGGCGTCATCGAGATTTTTCATTCTGTCAATTTCGGCGATGTCTGCCTTTAACGTATCTAGTTTAGGTAAAAGATTATTGATGACTTGGGCGGCTTCTTTTGTTCCGAAGGCTTTTTGCAATTCATAAAGATTTTCAGAATTTAACTCGCCGTATTTACCCTTGATTTTTTCAAGAATTTCGATAATCGGTAGCATTTTCCCTTGGGAATCTAAGAAAGAAAGTCCAAGTTTTGATTGTGCCTTGACTGCCCCGCTTAAAAACGCGGCGTATTTTGTCCCCGCAAGACCGCCCTCAAAGACGTTTTGTAGGTTACCGATTACGGCAAATTGTTCGGCGGTTTTTATGCCGTGATCTTTACCTGATGAACCTAAATTGGTGTAAGCCTGCATCAAGGATTCGCCCGACGATTTAAATTTATTTGCGGTTACAGTGGCTTGCGCCGAAATTTGCTCGACCCACTTTTCTTTCCCGATTTTTGCCGCTTCGTCGCCGAAAATGCCGTAAAGTTGGGAAATGTAAGAACCCATGGCTTTTACATCCGAACCGGTGGCTTTGGCTAAAATGTTTGAACTGCGGGAAAAGGCAATTAATTCATTATCGGTCAGCCCGTCGATGGCGCGGGCGATCTCGTTCGTGGAATTGACGACTTCTGTCGCGGCTCCGCCGTAAGTGGCGGAGAAATCCAACGCAAAGTCGGTGATTTTGTTAATCCCCTCCTCGTTTCTCCCCGTCGCCTTGATTTCGTTTAAAGCGCGGTTAAATTCAATTGCGGGATCTAATGCGGCTTTGAGTGATGCGCCCGCGGCAACAACGCCCGCGACGCCATAAGCGATTTTACGCATGGCTTTTTCACCTCTTGCGCCCACATCATCAAGAGATTTCATCACGCCCTTTAGAGGCGCTGAAATCTGATCCGTTAAGCTGATGATATATTCAAGCCCTTGTACTGCCATGCGTAAAACTCAAAAAGAAAGATTAAAAACATTTTGCGATCCCGCTTGCCACGGCATTAGCTAAACTTTCGAAATGTTGTTTGTTTAGCCAAATTGCACGGGCAAGATTGATCTCACTATTATCATCGTGCGGTAAGTAGTGCATTCTAAGCGCAATGGCTTGTGATAATCCGTTGCGCTCGATGGCATCTACCCGCGCCGTTAGTTTTTTACGGTAATTTCGATTTCCGGCACCAACACTTTATTCACGGTTCCGGCGATTTTCAGCGCAAGCCCCGGCACGTTGATGATGCTTAATAATTCGTCACGTTTGGCGCGCTCAACGATTGCCAATAAATAATCTTTGATCGGGGTGATTTTATTGCCCGATTCGATTTCATTCACCATAGAATCATAAGCGGCGGCATCTTTGTTAAAAGTGAATTCCGCACCGGAAATTTCTATCGTGACGCTGTTTTTTGCATTTGCGGTTAATTTATCAAGTAATGATTGAGCGGTGTTTTTTTCGGTCATTTTGTAGTTTCCTTTTTTTATCTACTGGTTGTTAAAATCGGTAATACATTTTTGTGTCACCTGTTGGGCGACTAAGCAAACTTCGATCATATCTAGCGCATTATTTAAACTTTGCGCTAATTGGCCGTTAGTTCTTGTTTTTGTTTTGATTGCCCGGCATTCCGTCGTTTGCGGGCAAATTAACCGCACCTTTTGCGGTTGTGGTGTTACGTTTTTCGAACAGGCTATTAATGTCATCAGGCACGCGCTGATTAGTCCAAGTTTGATTTTTTTCATGGTTTAACACCTCGTCTAATTGTGCTTGACGGCTTTGCGCCAATTCGTTTAATTCGTTCATTTTGGCGTTTAATGTGGCGGCTTGTAATTCATATGCCGACAACATAGCCATGTTTTGCGCGTGGAGTGCGCTAATGCTTTCGAGTTGTTTTGATTTGTTTTCGGCCGTGCTTTTGTAATGTTGCATAAATCCCATAGCCACACTTAAACAAAGCAATAAAACACTTACTACGTAATGCATTATTTTTTCTCCAAACCAAGACACAAACGACGCTCTTTATCACGGCGGATTAATAATCCTTTTAATACCTTTCCGCCCGCCCGTGAAAAATCGGTGATGCGCATACACATCAAATTAAATTGTTCTGCTTGCGCTAATTTATAAAGCGTGGTCGGCACGCGTTTTTGTTGCGATTTGCTGTAATACGTGCGGGCGTTCTCGCACCCGACGTTAAACACAAGCGACGTCATTGCGTCAAACTGATTTTGATTCATTTTTGCGCCGTTAAAGTGCTTATTTACGCACCCTTCCGCGCTTTTAATGTTGCGCCTTAAATCAAGCACAACCTGATCCATCGTGATCGGTTTTAATGGGTTTACGCCGTGCGTATTTCCGACGCCGTTTGTCCATTTGTCGGCAGCGCATTTATACGGGGTAAATGTGCAATTTTCGGCGTTTGTTAAAAGTGCCGCGCCTTGTTCGCTTGTGCGGGTTTCTAATCCTTGCGGGGCGGGCTGTGAAAAATAAATACCAAGTACGGCGGCCACGGAACAATAAATAATTTTTTTACTCAAGCTCATTTACCGGTACTCCGTGTTTTACGGCATCAATTTTGGCCATCAACATTTTGTAAGTGGCTTCGCGCTCACGCACGGCAAGGGAGCGTTCTTTTAGTTTCATTTCTTTTTTGTATTTTTTATAAGTAATTACAACCGTTACCGCACCAAATAAAATACCTGCTAGACTGCCCCAATCGCTCAACTGCAACCCCGAAAAAAACGCGACCACAGAACCGATAAACGGCACGGATTCTTGTAATCTGTTAAACATAATGATTCCTTTAAAAATAATTAGAAAAACGACCGCACTTTATTATTATTGTTATCGGCGGTCGCTCCTCTAAAACCGCTAACCGATAAGATCGCGGGTGTCGCTTGCGGACAAGTACGGCACGCCGTTAATTTTTACGAAATCCGGAGACGTTACGAAATATTTAACTTTTTTCGTTGCTTTCGAACCGCCTTTAGGATCAATGTTGATAATATCGGTCAAAATCAGCTTATTACCGAAAGATTCCACTTTGTCGCGTACGCCTCCGCGTTGTGCGAAATACACGAAATCCGTTGTCGGAATATCGCGATAACTACCAGCGCGGGCTGCTGCTTCGGACAATTTAGAAAAGTTTTTGGAATCCAATTCAATTTCTCCTTCTGCTGTGACATCTCCCGACACCCAACCATCAGGGATCCCCCGCGATTGTGCCACGGCGGAATTGTCCGTAATACTTAAACTTACGCTTTCCGCGTGGATCGGTTCGCCCAACATAAAGAAGTCGAACGACATTCCGCTAATTCTTTCTACGCTCATTTATTGATCTCCCAAGGTTTCCAAATCTAAGAAAATGTTTACCGTAATTTCTTTCGGGCAGTCATACGGTCTCACTTTGATATAAATCGCGACTTTGGTTTTTGATTTCCACACGATCTCAATATCGCCTTCTTTCGGCGGCATACATTCACCGGGGAATGTTTTACCCGCAATAGTTGCGGATTTGCTCATTTCGCGTAACACCGCCGTAAAATAAGTTTTATGGTATTCTGTGCTTGCACTTGTTGAGTTAAACGACCGATCGCCGATTTTCGCGATGGCTTGTAATCTGATACGGCGCGCGGCTTTATCCACGATGCGCACATATTCGATCACTTGATAATCCCCGCCTTCAACGTCTAATGTGCGACCATCCGCCCAATAATAGCCGTCATAATCGGGATACCACATCGGCACGGAGTAACGCGCCATTTCTAACGCTTTTAAGTGCGCTAGTGTGATTTCCGCGCCGTCTTTGTCTTTCGGTTTTTCCGCACTGCCAAGATTTAACAGTGCACCCGTTTGCACGCGGCACGGCGAATCGGCAATGGTTACGGCACGATTAGCCAAACGCCCCGCAATCACACCCGCTTCATTGCCGAACAAGGTCGGCACCAACATGACATGATCGGCGACAATGGTTTGTTGGAGCGTCGTTAATTTTGCAACGTATTGATCCCATGTTTCGCCGTCAGATGAATCTTTATTAATTGGCTCGATCGCTTGGATAAAAAACGTACGACGGCCAAACTTGCTTAATAGCTCGGCGTATGTTTCTTGCAATTTGTTGATTTTTGCTTTATCAACGCCTGTCGTGTAAGTATTGACGCAATATTCAAAAGATGCCGTCGCATTGGCCGCAAGTACGGCTTTTGGAAAGTCGTAGTCATCTTGATTTGCAATATACGCATAAGCAAACCAGTTTTGACCGGCATTTAACATTGCCGCCTTAACATGGTTTTTTAATTGGCTTTCGCCTGCGCCTAACACTTTATCAAGATCGCTATCCGGCGTAAGTGCGGTTAGCTTTCCGACGTTTTCGGAGCCAACGCCGACAAACAATGCCAAGCGTTCGATTTCTTTTGTTTCGCCGCTTAAAAGGTTAAGGGCGTTAATTTGGACTGATGGGAATGCCATAAATAGATCCTCGTTTTTTTATTATGGTTGTAAGTGATATCCACTTTCGGCAAAGGCTTTTAATAATTCTTCGGTGATAATATCGGCATTGCGTATTTCGTCTTCGTCTAAAAATGGTCTTGCGGTCATTTTGTAAGATTTCAGCCCGCGCCGAATATTTATCCCCTGTTTTTTCTCCATCATGCGAATAATTAAACCCGCTTGACCTTTCGACAAACTCGAACGAATATCGCGCCCGGTGGCTTTCTTTCGTTTTAATTTGCCATTTTTACCCCGCCCGCCTTTCGTAGCGGTGTAGCCTAATTCTTTTAATCGTTTAGCTTGCTGCGGCGTTGCCGGCTCTTTATTTTGCGCAAGTATTTTTTCAAGGGCTTTTTTATCCTTTGCGGTTTGTTCAACATTTACCCTTAATCCGTGCTGATGGATTGCCCCAATCTCGCCGCCTTTTGTGTCGGTGTAATGCAATATTCCGACATTGCCTTGTTGTTCTAATTTTGAGTTAAGATATTTAGCCCGCATTTTAAGCATTCGATTTTTTATAACGCCTTTTTTGGGGCGTTTTCTTGGTTTCCACGGTTTTCCGTCCGGTGTTTTTTGTGCGCTAACGTTTTTCTTTGCGACGTCCTTCATTCGCCACAAAGCTTTCTGCATCACTTTTTTTCGCATTTGCGGGGTTAGCCGCAAATACATCATAGTTTCTTTAAACCGCTTTATAGTTTCAGGTTTCAACCCGACTAAAATCTTTGCCATGGATTACATCCGTTTCGATCTCGATTTCTTGCGCCGTTAAAATTTCGATTTCGTCCAACCGATATTTTTCGCCGTCAATTTCCAGTTTCCCCGCTGTGTCTTTTACGGCGGTTAGCGGCTCTTGAAATGCAATCGTAAACGTGAGATCGGCCACTTCGTCACTTATCATTTCAATATCAAAATCTGTTTCATATTGATCTAAAGTGTCGCGCATTGGGTCATTTTCATTTAGCCAAATTTGCACCCACGCCATTAAATAATCGGGGCGGATTTCCGCAAATGGAAACTCGTTAAAAAATAACACCGCGTCATAACTGATATGCGCAATCTCTAGGCCTTCTTCGGTGACTTGCTTGCCTTGATTAATTAATTTGCCGTTTTCGATCCAAGATTCAAAATTGGCTTGGTAACGTTTCGGGAGTTTACCTAAAATAAAATCGGTTAATTGCTGATAAAGCATTTTCCGCTTCAAATTAGCCATACCGATCCCCGTCTTTTACCTTTTAGCGTGCGAATGGCGTGCGTTGCTTCCGCTAACAGGCTTTTTTGTTCGTCCGCGTATTCGCGGTTTGTGTGAATTTCACGGCTCGAAAGCACGTTAAATTCGGGTAATAACTCGGCTTTTGCGCGTGCAAATACTGCTTTTTTATACAGTGTTTCCGCGTAATTTTCGCCATTAATTCGGTCGCTGCTGATTTGCGCCGCTGAGTTAATCCCCATCTCCTTGTAGTGTTGTTCTACTGCTTGTAAGTCGATATTGACGCCCTGCATAGCGGCGATTAATACCGGTCTTATCATTTGATCGCTAATCTGTAATGGGATCGCGCGTTGCTTTTGAAACTCTGCGATCTCAATTTGCGGCCAAAACCCGCTATTTATGATCGTTGTGTCGTCATATTCTTGCGTTCTGCCATTAAACATTTGCACCCCCGTTTTTATCGTCTGAAAGAGGGTCGGAACGAAGCTTTTCAATGACTAGCGAAAAATCAATTTCCTGTATTTCCAAACTAAGACCGACCTCTAGGGGGGAATCTGTTCCTGCGTCCTTGTGCAATTTCGCTAGGCGCATTTGACACCGCTCAATGAGCGATTTAACACCCGATTTCGGGTTTAACTGGTATGCGCGATTACATAACTTAATCGCCAATTCCAAGCGTTCGGGATCGTCCATGCTTGCGGCGTGGACTTTCCCTTGATTATTTCTTAACAGTAGTGCGGCGGCCATTTTTAACCATTTAGCCGTTATGGTTTCGTGTAATTGCCATTGGGTCGCCACGTTTTGCAAAGTTTGCGAAAAATAAGGCTCAACTGAATAGCCTGCACTTGCTGTTTTATCCGTCCAATCATAGATTTGATTAGCGACAAAAGTCGGTAACGTAGATTTAAAACGATCCGGAAGTGATTGTTTCTGCTTGATAGCAATACTAGCCAATCTAATGGCGGTATCAAAATCACCGACATCAAAAGAATAAATAATGCAATAAGCCAAATAGTCATTTTGATAAACGATTCCTTTTGTTAAATATTCCTCAACAAACGGCATCCATTTAGGTAAAAATACATCCCGCTTGTACTCGGCTTTTAATTCAAAACTCGGGAATGCGCGAATTTTATTGACATCATTCGTCAACGCAATGCAAAGCATTTCGTAATCGTTGCCGTGCTGTTGCACCGCTGCCGATTGTACGGCCGAATCGACCGCACTTTTTTCGACATCTTTTAATGCCCGCATTTGCGCCTGAAATTCACGCATTCCCATTTTTAAATTAAGCCTCTTTATCTAACTTCACTTTGCTGTGATCGATTGCAACCATTAAGCCCAAATCTTCCACAACGTAGCCTTCTTGGCGATAGTAGGAGTTGATAATACCTTTCTTATCTTCATCACTACGCAACGCGCGACGAACGCTTTTTGATTGTGTATATACGCTTAAATTGCTTAACGTAGTCACAACCGCGCCGCGCGCCGGGAAGTTTGGCGGGGTGATTGCGTTCATGCCGCCAAAAGAACCCATTAAGTTATGCGAACCTAATGCCGCTTTTTCGGTCGGGGTTAATCCGTGTTGTTTTTGGATAAGTTTTGTTTCTTTACTCACCAAATCCGCACCCACCAAGAACACTAAATCATTGCGATCGCGGTGGCGTTGGTGTAAGCCTTGTTTTAAATCAAAGGCTAAATCATCTAAGTTTGCGTAATCCGCACCGTCACCGAAGATCTTAATCTTACCGGCGGTTGCACCTTGGGTGAGGAAGTTTTCGGATTTTTGTTCTCGCAAAAGTTGTAACCAACCTTTGTTGACGTCGGATAAATCCGCTTTAGTGGTGTTTTCTGCCACGCTTGCGCCATGCCAACCGATTTGCAAAATATCTAACGCGATTTGGGTTTGTACAAACTCCGCATATAACGCCTCTAATTTGTCTTTGTGGCGTGCAAAGCTATCAAACATAGCCCACGGAATTAATACGCCCGAATCGGTTTCGGCCAATTCGTAGCCGAATTGATCATGACTCAAAGAGGCTAAATAGCGTCCATCTTTTTTACGGCCTGTAATGCCTTTTTCATTTGCTCCGATCAGTTTTTTACCTTTAATATCTTCCACCTGGAACATATTAATTTGTTTTAAGAATTCGGAGCGTTGCTGAATGTTATCGCCAAGTTCGGCCGCTTGTGGCGGCTCTAAGCTGAAACTTTCGCCACGCAATACGGAATCAACCTGCACTTTATAATAAGCGGCAACGGCTTCGGCAAAAGCGTAATAAATCTTATTCATAGGATTAAATGCCTTTTGTTAGTTTGAACTCGTGCGCGCCGTTTCCTGCGGGTTCGCCGCCTGGGATCGGGGTCGCTTCTTTAGTTAATGCGTTGAATTTTTCACTCAGCGCATTAAAGTCGTCTTGTAGTTTTTTAAACTGTTCCGCCGTTACGGTTTCACCGCCTTTCGGTTCTTCCGGCTCTTTCGGCAAGTCTTCCGGCGCGCCTTCCGGTTTCGTTTGGGCGGAAAAATGGCTATCAATTTTCGTTCCCAAACCGTTTAACGCGCCGATCAGTTGTGAAAACTGCTCATTGGTCATTGTGGTTTCCTCTTTGTTGTTATTGTTTTCGGGATTTGGTTTTCCTTGTGCGGTTTTATCCGCGCCGGAGAATGTAAAAAATTCTTTAAATGCGGCGAACAAGCTATTTTTAGCCTTTTCTTCCGCGTCTTCGGCGGCACTTAATGCAAAATCGAATTTCACAAATTCGCTTGCCTGCGCTGTTTTTGGTAGGTTATTGCTAAATAACTCTAGCTTAGTCGTCCCCACGCTCGCCGGCGTGTCTGTAATGCCTAAACCGAATAAATAGGCTTTCCCGCTATTGCGAAAATTCGGCATAATTTCAATACTTGAGAATAGTCCCATGCCATAGTTATTCATGTTTACTAATTGAGTATTCGGGGCAATGATGGCATAAAGTTTTGTCTCGTCGCCTTCGTCCTCGGCTTTTACTTCTAGCACCTCGCCCATGCTCATCCAACTACGATCATGCTCATGCCACAACAACGCGGCGTAATACTCGCGGTCGTAAGTGTCTGCCATTTCGTGCAATTCTTGCGGGGTGATTTTTCGCCCGTCAACGGTATGCCCGGAAGTTGCGATACAAATAAAATCCGTTCTTAATTTGCTATTTTTCATGATTAAAAAATGCCTGTGGTTAATTAATTGCGGCTAGTTTTATGCAAAAAATAATAAAAATCACGCGCTCAAAATTGGATATATACGGATATAAAGCGGTAATACGTTATATCCATTTATTGCCGAAAATGACCGTTAAAAATATTCCGTTTTTGTTGCCAAAATACGCCCAAAATAACAACAACAAAGGCAAGCATGACGGAACCAAAGCTACTAAGAAAAAGAAAGACGCAACGCTATGACGACGAAGTGATCTACGCGGCAAAGTTTTTGTATTTGAAAAAGTACACGCCGAAAGAGATTGCCGCGGAATTGGGATTAAATAGCACGCGGCCGATTTACTATTGGGCGGAAAAATACCAGTGGCGAAACCTAATAAGCGAAAACGGGATCGAAGAATTGATCGCGTTGCGCATCATTACGCTGACGGAACGGGAAAATAAATCAGATCAGGAAATCAAAGAACTTGAAGCCCTGATTGATAAAGACCTGCAATATAAAAAGCAACGGGCGGCATCGGTTGCCAAGGCAAAAAGTGCGGTCGAATTTTCGGGCGAATCGGCGGGTAGTGCCGGAAGCTTTGCTAATAGTGGCGACGGCAAGGAAAACAAGCGCAAAGGCAACATTAAAAATGATATTTCGCACATCACGCCCGAAATGTGTCAGCCGTTTATAGATTCGCTTTTTGACTATCAAAAGCACTTACGCAATAACAAGCACCACGACATCCGCAACCTCTTAAAATCGCGCCAAATCGGGGCGACATACTATTTTAGTTTTGAAGCATTAGAAGATGCCATTTTTAGCGGAGATAATCAGATCTTTTTATCTGCGTCCAAGCGCCAAGCCGAAATTTTTAAAACTTACATCATCAAAATGGCTCGGCAATATTTTAATGTGGAGCTAAAAGGCAATCCGATCATTTTGAGTAACGGTGCGGAACTGCATTTTTTATCAACCAACAAAAACACCTCTCAAGGTAATAGCGGCCACGTTTACGGCGACGAATACGCGTGGTTACGGGATTTTCAGCGGTTTAATGATGTAGCGTCCGCAATGGCGACACACGCAAAATGGCGCGAAACCTATTTCACTACGCCATCATCCAAATTCCACGAATCTTATGCGTTTTGGTCGGGGGAATCGTGGAAAGAGGGCGATCCGAAACGTAAAAACGTGGTTTTCCCGTCTTTTGACGAACTGCGCGACGGCGGGCGGTTGTGTCCTGATGGGCAATGGCGTTACGTGGTGACGATTGAAGACGCGCTAAAAGGCGGCGCGGACACGCTATTTAACATCGAAAAACTGAAATTACGCTATAACAAATACGCGTTTAATCAGCTTTATATGTGTGTATGGATAGACGACGCGGATTCGATTTTTACTATCAAAGAATTGCTAAAATGTGGCGTAGATATTACAAAATGGAAAGATTTTGACCCGAAAGCCGATCGCCCGTTTGGCAACCGCGAAGTATGGGGCGGGTATGACCCGGCGCAAACGGGGGATGGCGCAAGTTTTGTTATTGTCGCCCCGCCCGCCATTGAAGGTGAACTTTACCGCGTGTTGGCGCGCTATCAGTGGCACGGCTTATCATATCGTTATCAAGCAAACCAAATTAAGCAACTGTTTGAAAAATATAACATGACGTATATCGGTATTGACGCGACCGGGGTCGGCTTGGCAGTGTATGAAAATATCAAAGAGTTTGCACGCCGTGCGGCAGTGCCGATTGTGTATAACCCTGACAGCAAAGCGGAAATGGTGCTTAAAGTGCATGATTTGGTTGAGCATAACCGGTTGCAATGGGATCAAAACGAACTGGATATTGTGCCTAGTTTTTTAATGATTAAGCACCAATCCACAAAATCGGGCAACACTATGACATTTACCGCGGAACGCACCGTAAAAACGCAACACGCAGACGTGTTTTTTGCTATTTGTAACGCGATTAATCGCAAGTCTTTAACCGACAAACCACGCCGCAAGGGGCGCGGATGGAGAATAAACTAAATGAAAATTGACAAACAAAAACAACATAATGCTAATGCAAAAAGTTTTACTATTTTGCCTATTCGCGACAACTCCTTTTCTGTTACCGCGTCCCCCGCGTTGGATTATGTGGGGTTAGATTACGATACACAATATAATTGCTATACTCCGCCGATCAATCGCTTTGCACTTGCGCGCTTGCCGCACCAAAACGCACAACACGGTGGCATTTTGCACAGTCGATCCAATATGGTTAGTGCGGGCTATTTGGGCGGAAAAGCACTATCCCGAATGGATATGCGCGCGCTATGCCTTAATCTAATTCAATTTGGTGACGTTGGTTTATTAAAAGTCCGCAACGGCTTCGGCCAAGTGGTACGCCTTCATGTGCTTTCTTCCCTTTATTTGCGCCGCAAGCGCGACGGCGGCTATTCCTACCTGATGAAAAAAAGCCTTTATGATTCCGCCTATGAAATTTACGAATATGAAGAAAAAGACATTATTTTTATTAAGCTATACGACCCGATGCAACAAATTTACGGTTCTCCCGATTATGTGGGCGGGATTCAATCGGCGTTACTGAATTCTGATGCAACCGTATTTCGCCGTCGTTATTTTAGCAATGGGGCACACATGGGCTTTATTTTGTACTCTACCGACCCCGATTTGTCCGAAGACATGGAAGAAGAGATTGCGAAAAAAATTGCTGATTCGAAGGGCGTCGGAAACTTTCGATCTATGTTTGTTAATATTGCGGGCGGCCACCCTGACGGATTAAAAGTGATTCCTATCGGCGACACCGGCACTAAAGACGAATTTGCCAACATTAAAAACATTTCAGCGCAAGACGTTTTAACCGCCCACCGATTCCCACCCGGACTAGGTGGCATTATCCCTACCAACACGGGCGGGCTTGGCGACCCGCTGAAATATCGCGAAACATATCAAAACGACGAAATTCGGCCATTACAAGAAATTATTGCCGAAACAATAAACACCGATCCTGAAATTGGTTTATCTTTAAAAGTCAAGTTTAAAAATGATGAAACCGCCTAATTTTTATTGCTTTAAAATTGGTTAAGTATATGTATTTATATACATACTTTGTTATAATTTATCCCACATAATAACAAGGGGAATCAATGACAAAATGGCAAGAACTACAGATATTTACTGCAAAATCTGCAAAGGGAAAGCAGTTATTAGACGTACTGAACGGATACACAGTGAATTCAGCCGGTTATATTGCGATTGTCGGAACCCCGCTTGCCGTCATAAATTTGTGATGAATCTTGAGTTTAGTCACTCCACATCATCAAGTTTATTGACTAAAGACCAACTTTTAGCACTGACACTAAGTCAACTCTCAGAAGACGACAAAGACAAAATCAGGAAATTATTAAATGAAGAAAAAGCCGCGTAATAGCGGCTTTTTTTATGCGGTTAATAACGCGATTGTGGCGGCTTTTGCAAGAAAGTTACTGCGGTTTTTATATTCCGGATGACTTGCCACATAACGATCAATGCGGCTAATTAATAGTTTAGGCAGTGTCACGTTGATTTTTTCCGCTTTGCCCATTAATTGAGTTAAATCTACATCTACAAGCGCGAAAGTAAGGCCTGCATATTCTTTATCATTTTCAATATAGCTTTCTAAATCGCTTGGCAATGGCACTTCCTCGCCATCCTCAATTAATCCTTCTATATGAAATGCGATTGCTTCTTGTGCATTTCTAAAGGCTTCCTCTAAGGTATCGCCCGCTGAAAAACAGCCCGGCACATCCGGCACAATCACGCCGTAAGCGTGATCCTGATCACCTTTTTCAATTCCGACTGGGTATAGCATTATATATCTCCGTTATAAATTAAAACTTTAATCTATTTTTTATATCTTTAATCAAGGGGGCTTATTTAAGCCCCGCTTGTTTTAATATTGAATTTACTGTTTTTATCGGTAAATCTTTTCGCGGGTGCGGGACTGTAACCCGTCCCGCTTTGGTTTCATGTTTAAACTGATGATGACTGCCTTTTGTTGCCACAAGAAACCAACCGTCTTTTTTGAGTTTTTTTATTACCGTTTCACTATCCACCTTTTTAACCTCTTTTGTTTTAAGTTGGGGTTATTATAACTCCATAAAATTAAATTGCAAGCGCTTTAGGGTTATTGGGGTTATTTTTTTTCATCTTTTTTTTTATTTTTATCCGGCAACGGTGGCAAATCATAACCGCCCTTACGATAGGGCGGGATATGTTTAAAAGGTTGGTAAATCATGCCGCTTTTAACTCCATTTGTTGTAGTCCCTTTTCTTTCATTTCGTGCAACGACACATAAGAGGACTTCAAACAACCGTAAGGCGTTTTCGGCTCAAACAATACCAACATTTGCGGCTTATTGTTTTGGTCTGTTTCTTTTCCGGTGTCACTATTGATAAACGGGATCCGGCCATTGGTGATATAGACGATTTCTTTTGCATTGCGGATGCACATATCAAACCATTTCGTCGAGGTATCCACATTCAGCAACATGACCACGGTTTTATTGTGTAGCACGCTTTGTTGTATGGCGCGCAACACAAACGGCAACGGGTTACTATACGGCGGATTCATCCAACAATATTTCCCGTTCCAGTCGGTTTTTAGGGTGTCTTGTTCCGGGCTGATAAAGTTTTTCACCTTTGCATTGTGCGGCAATGCGCACGTGTCTAAATCAAAACGGTTTTGCCAATAATATTCTGCAAAAAGAAATACCCATAACGGCGTCGCCCATAAGTCTTTTATGTTTTTCGGAGTGTTAGATTTAATCATTTTCTATTACCCATTGATTCAATTTTTTTCAAAATAAATAAAGTAGTGCTGTTTGTTATGTTGTGTATTATTTTCACAAAATTCTAATGTTCTAAGTTTTCTCGAATGTTATAAACAATCATTTCATCTATTCCGACGCGGATTTCTTTCGTATATATAAGATCATCAAGAATCCCAGTCCCTGGGACTACTCGCACCATCTCAAATTCGTTCGTATCATCTAAATAAGTGATCTAAATTTTATATTTTTGAATAAAATCAAGTCTTTCTTTATCTGTAATTTCTTTTTCCATTTTTTTAATCCTCCACTTTCACAATCATTAAATTTCTTGGATCCCATTTTCCGAATTTAACTTCGTATTCATAAACTGTTTTTGCATCTTGTTTTGATAATCCCACTTTGGATTCGGTCACTACGTTCCATTCTTTAAAAGCGTTTGAATATCTCAAGACGATATATTTTGCATTAATACCATCGGTTATTAATTCCGGTTCTTTTTCATTTACTTTATTAAATAATCTCAAAGCCATAATTTCCCCTAGTTTCTGTTTAAGTTTCTTAAATTAGACAAGTGCGGCGGTTCGCTGATTTGGTCTAAAATCAGTGGTTCGCGCTTGATTGTGATGATTGGATCATTATTGATAATCTCGATTGACCGCACTTTGTCTAAAACTAATCGCCCATTGTTTATTAAATAGTCGATTTGTTCCGGTTGCGGTCTAAAGTGCGTGGATTCTAATAATGATTTTATTTTTTTGGTCAGTTCCGCCCGTTTTTCGGCGGTTACAGTTACTGACACAAGTCCAAGGCGGGCGGTGCCCGCTTTTTTATTAGCCTCGCTCCGCTCGGATGGGCGCTTTTTAATCGTCCATTTCTTGATCCGGCTAATGACGGATTTAAAACTGATTACATTTTTTACCCCCTTAATTTTCTTTTGCATTTCGCCAAAACGGTTTTCCTTTGTTTGCTCATAATCTAATTTAATCGCCTGATCCTTACGGCTTGCCAATGCGCCGCCTTGGATTTGTAAATAGCTTGCAAAGCACGGGTGATCTGCGCAAATACGCGCTTTCTCAATTAATTCATCATCGCACTGCCCGGCAACTAATCGGCGCAATTCGCGCCACACAGACACAGACGCGCCGCCGTAAAATTGGAATTGGCGAATACCCCACAGGCTCGCCCACGCGCGCACGCGTTTCGCGTTGTCGCGTAAGGACAAATTCGGGTTTTCGTCGGATTTTTCGTCTTTTAACGCAAAACCGTCGATATTTTTTGAGATATATTTCGAAATGTAGGCGGTAGCACTGCCTTTTGATTTGTCGCATTCTTCGACGCGGCAACGGTGTTTTTTCGCGCCTTTTTCGTCGCCGTCAATCTCTAAAGCCTTGATTTTAAATAAACGGATAGCTTCCGCTTTATCGGTGCTTTTGATGTACACCAACAAATGCCAGTGCGGCGTTGCGTCGTGGTGTGGTTCAGCGACGCGCATTCCGTACATTTTGATCCCGCGTTTTGCTAGTAACGCGCGGTATTGTTGCCAAACGGTGTTTAAATAGGCTTGCGTTTCGCGTGGGCTGTTGCCCTGCCATTTTTTGTTATTTTCGCCGTGGCTGTGTGTTGCGTGAAAAGAGGATGGCGCGGTTAGGGTTAAAAATAGGGCTTCGTTGTCGTTTTCTTCCGCCCATTCCTCTAAGCCGCGCAAACGCACCATCATTTCTTGGCGACGTAAAGCGGGGTTAGAGGAGGATTTCAAAAACATATCAAACAATTCCGCTTGTTCTTCGGGGTTGTCGATGTTTTCGACGATCATTGCTTTTAGATAGTCATAGTTTTTTTTGATTTGGTTTTGCCAATCCATAAAGCCTTTGTGAGATACGTAACTGCTTGCCTGTTTACGCACCTCGCCGCACGCAATGGCGATATGTTCCACTATGCGTTTTTGAGTGGTTTTCATGGTGTAAAACCAATATTTTTCGTCGGCAACTTTACACAAGGCGACGTCGATTCGCTCCATTTTGATTTTTTTGTTTTCGCAATATCGCGCCCAATGCGGGATCTCAAACCCGATCGCTTCACACGCGCGGCCGCATCGATCATACAATTTCATAATGATCGCATCTGATTCGGCTTTGTCGTAGGTTTTGCCTGATTTTGCGAATCCCTCAACAAAATCACGTTGCTTTAACTGAAACGCATACGCCAACTCATACGCCATGCTTTTTAGTTTGGCTTCAGTGAGTAAATAAAACGGAAAATTAGCGGCCTGCGCCTGTTTCTTGCCGTATTTGTCAAAAAGTGCGGTCGTTTGTTTGGTTAAATGATTATTGGCTTGCTCGGTGCGGGTTGGCACGGTGACAAAACGTCGTTGCTGTGCGATTTCGGTTTTTAAATCTAACAACCAATTCGGCGACGATTTAAAGGCTTGAAGAAATGAAACGTTGATTTTGTAACGGCTGAAAACCTTTTTTAAACGAATATTTAGCGTTTCACGTAGCCATAAGTTAGCGGCGCGTTGTTGCATATTGCCCGCTTTAAAGGATATGGAGCCGTTGTCTTTAACGTCGTGATATTGTTTTAAATAAAGTTTTCTAAAGTGCTCCCGCTGACGCTCGCGCGGCAACTGGGAAAGCACTTTCTCAATGTATGAATAGCTATTCGGCACGGTGTCGAATAGCTCGAGTTGTAATTCGGTTTTGCGATCAGAATCAGACAAAGCGCGGTATTTTTTTACCGCACTTTGCGCAAGCACCGGCGCAATTTCTTGAGCTAGCTCTTGAGTTGCTAAATTAGTCTGATTCATGAATATAAGCCTTATTATGAATTTAATTCATACAAATAACTAAAAAAAGTATTTTATGCGTCTAATGCCTGCGCTTTGTCGATTGCGCCTTTCACTTCGTCGCATATTGCCTTATGACGAATTAGCACATCTTCAACTATTGCTATGCGGTCGTCTTGTAGTTCAATGCTGATGATAAAACTCAAGATTTCTTCAAAACTTGAAGACTGCTTAATTTGATAGCGTTCGGCATCTTTTAGCCGGTAAACCACAAAACAACCATCGATAACGCCTAGTTGATACTGTTGTGTAATTTCGATAATGTGCATTTCTTGCATTTTGACTTTTCCTCTTTTTTCTTCGCGTAAAACGCGTATTGACTTGATAAATATTGCCCCGATAAGGCAACAACTAAGCACTAAGCCGACGATAAACAACAAGACGACAATGCCAAATAATAAAACTAAGATTTCCCACATAATCGCCGCCTAATGAACTGTTTGTTTGTCTTGCGCAAAACGGATTAAATTATTTAATCTTGCGATTTGCTCTCTAGCCCCTTGGGCTTTCTTAATCCACAGATCGCGACGCTGAGGATCTCGGCGGGCAAAGGTTAAGTAAACGTCGTGACTGTCCTTCCAATAAAAGATCGCTTGCTTGCACACGTTGACGTTAATGCGCTCTTTTTTAATTTGTTGATTTTGCATAACTCACCTCTTTATCAATTTTTTTAAAATCTGCGATTGTGATACTTGTCGGAAATTCGTTGACAATCTCACGCAATCCCCGAATAGCTTTCGCTATTTTTTCTTGCCCTTCCGGCGTGTATTCTCGGAGTTTATAGCCCCGTGAATATGGGTCTAATAAGTCTGCCGTGTCGGTGTTTGCATACGCCAAAATGACGTCTTTTTTTGCTTTGGCCAATCCATCAAATGCCCGCTCAACGGCGAATTTGCTTTGGTGCAAGGTGTGCCGAATATCAATCATGTGTTTGCGGGCGATTGACGCTAATAACTCTTGGTGTTCATCGCTCATTAAGTGGGCGATATATTCCGGCGCGTTTTGGTTGATTTTTGTTATTCGGTGTTGTGCGTATAACATGGCGGCCGCCTTACTTGCCTTGACCGTGGCTCTTGCTGTATGCTAACCGACGTAAATTTTTAACAAGTCTCAAAAGGGCATCAGATGAACGATCAGAATCAAGAAAACCATCAAACAAACGAAAAACTGCTAGATCAAATTCGCCTTCAATTGGCGTTATTTGAACGTGCATTAGGCGCGGCTTGTCGTGCGATAAACGCGGATCCAAAACTACTTGCGGCGCTTGAGGTTGAGATGATGTATGAGCTTGACGATATTGCGCGAAAACATCCCGAAGCTGTTGACCTTGCGGAAGCGTATTTTGCGAAGTTGCTTGCTCCCCGCACTCTTGAATGAATAGATTAAAATTATTGATAATATTGATTTGTTGATTTTTCATTTTCCACCCCTAGAAAAATATTTTTTTTTTGAAACTGACCGCACTTTTTATCGTGCGGTTTTTTATTGTTGCGCTTTGGCTAATCTAATCACCGTTCCCGGTAAATCTACAAAAATTGCTGTTTTAACTCCTTCTTTGTATGTTCCTGTTTTTTCATCCAGTTTTTTAAGTTTTCTTGTTACAACTAACCCTTGGTTAATCATGTTATTTACTGTTGTTTTAGATACGCCCAACCGTTCGGCGAATTCCTTAATCTGCATAAAAGGTACGTCAAACTGTACATTTATACATATTGTGTTTTCATTGCTCACGCTGTATTCTCCTGAACTAAATAAGTTTAAATATGTCTAAATATCGCATTTGCAATATTAATATTATATATTTCATTTGCGATATTCAAGAGAATTTTTATTGCATATGAGGTTTTAATTTATCTAATGGTTGAATTTATCGGCGGAAAAGACGTTATAGAACGGATCAAGAAAGCGTATGGATTTACAAAACAAATAGACCTCGCGCGACACTTAAAACTACCGCAAAGCACCTTTAGTACTTGGATTTCTCGCGGATTTTTCCCCGCTGAACTTGTAATACGTTGTGTTAAAGAAACGGGCGCGCGACTGGATTATGTAGCATACGGAGAAGATCCGATTTTTGATAATTCGCTTGATATGAAATATTTTCATACAATTAAGCTAGAAAATGGCAAGCCTTTCATAATGGAGAATAAACCCTTTATTCTCACTTACTTACCAAATTTAGATAGTCGCGCGGCGTACGACAAAATTTCTTGCGTAGTCGAAGATAACCGCACTTATTTCATTAATACAGATTTCGGCGACTTGATCGACGGGGATTATTTCGTGATTGTCGAAAACTCCCATCTATTGCGTTACATCACTGTTCTACCCGGCGGCAAAGTGCGGTTAGACGGCGGGAAATTTTCCTTTGAATGCGACGTTGGGGATATTGAGATCGTCGGGAAGGTTATTTTAAAACTGGAAAAATATTAATTTAATCAACAATAACTAAGGAGCGTTAAGAATGGCTTACACATATAAAATGGTTCAGGTTCCACCGAACATTATTGCAAACCGGAAAAATATCACTACTGCCGCCGCGGATTACTTGCAAGACGTGGTTAATGACTGGGCGGAAAAGGGATGGGAGTTTTGGCGTATGGATGACTTTTCAACCGAAGAAAAATCGGGTTGCCTTTCCGGTGGCAAGGAAACTATGCGCATTTACAAAGTAATCACATTCCGAAAAGAAATCTAATGCTTTGCAAATTAAGTATTTTTCTTATCTTGCTATATCAGCGGCTTGCGCCCCGTCGAATTCGGGATTCTTGCCGCTTTGAACCTACTTGTTCAAACTACGCTATTTTATCCTTGCAAAAATACGGTTTTTTTAAAGGTTGGGAAATGGCGTTAAATCGTTTGAGCCGTTGTAAATGGCCTAACGGTGGAGAGGATTTACCTTAAAATGGCGGTGCGTAGAGATAAAACAAAGGGCAATAAATGGCTTGCGGAGTTTTACCAAAACGGCAAGCGCGTTCGCAAATGGTTTTTAACCAAGGGCGAAGCCTTACGTTTCTTTAATCAGCACAAATATTCTTCCGTTCAATTCGCCGATTCTGAAACGGTTTCCGTTTCGTTGGATGCCGCCGAAAAAACCACTTCGCCGCCGCTTAGTTTTTTTGTGCAAGAATGGTTCGACCTGCACGGGCAAACGCTTAACGACGGAGCGGCACGCCTTGAAAAACTGAAAAACCTATGCGACCACCTCGGCGACCCGCCCGCCGCCGAATTTAGCCGCGAAGATTTCGCCGATTACCGAAAATTACGCCTTGCCGGGAAGTTTTCAAAAGATCCTAATCGCCCACCAAAAGAAGCCACGATTAACCGTGAACACGCTTATTTGAGGGCGGTGTTTAACGAATTGAAACGTCTTGGGAAGTGGGAAAGCGGAAACCCGTTAGAAGGGATCGGGCTATACAAAGAAAAGGAAACAGAATTAGCGTTTTTGTCGTCTGACGAAATTCGCCGACTGCTTGCGGAGTGTGACAACTCCCGAAACCGTGACTTAGGCTTAATTACGCGAATTTGTCTCGCAACCGGTGCACGGTGGAGCGAAGCGGAACAACTTAAACAATCGCAAGTCATCCCCTATAAAATCACTTATATCAACACCAAAAGCAACCGCAACCGCACAATCCCGATCAGCCGTGAACTTTATGATATGTTGCCAAAACGTCGCGGGCGATTATTCGGCGACGCTTACGAAGCCTTTGAAAACGCCGTAGATCGCGCCTGTATTGATTTACCAAAAGGGCAACTTACCCACGTTTTGCGGCATACGTTCGCCAGTCATTTTATGATGAACGGGGGGAATATCTTAGTTTTGCGGGATATTCTCGGCCACTCAACTATTGAAATGACAATGCGTTATGCACATTTCGCGCCATCGCATTTAGAAAGTGCGGTCAGTCTGAATCCGTTGGCTGTAAAAGGTTAGTATGATGTCTCCGACATTGATGTCGGTAACATAATGCTTATATGGTGGCTTTTAAGAGGGGATTAATATAAAAAATCCCTTGTCTTTTTCTGTTTTTGAGTGGCTATTTTTGGTGGCCGTCTGAATTAATATTCGGTTATATTTGGGCTTATTCGTCTATTCATTTCCGCGTAAAATCATTAACTTATTGATTCTCAACGCATTAAAAAGGTATTTAAAATCCCTCGCCTTTCGAGG